GCTCAATTGCGATTACTCGCGGCGTCGTCGCCGTTTTCGGAACAAAGACTACTCGGACCGCGAGTTCATCGCGTAATTCCAAGTATGCCAATCCGTCTTCGGCGGCGCCACCTTCCTTTGTACCTCTGGCTCCTTCTGCTGCTGCTCCGTAATTGGGGTAGCAGTGGAGGTCAGATGGGAAGGTGTACTCCGATCGCTGGTTCCACTTTCGAATCCTATACCTTGCGTTAGCAAGATAACGATCCGCAGTGACACCAGGACCGTGATGACAAACAAAATCAAGGTAGCTAGGTTCAGGAAAAACCTGAGACCATAGTAGTCCTGAGATCTTGTCAAGGATAACATCCTTTCTCTCAACTTGAGAGGTCATCCGTCGGAGTTCGCTCTCTACATCAACAAAATGCTGTGTTGCCCTTCGGTTAAACCGGGGGAGACACTCTCGTTTGAGTTTCTTAAAGAAACGACAAACTTGCCGTATACCAGCGATGGAATACGGGCAGGGTTCGTTGAGTAGGACACCGTCCTTATTGAACACACGTTTGAAGAAACCTCCCATAAAACGGGGGAGACTTCCATGCCTAGCAAAGTTGCTAGGACATGTGAACGTCCCATCTTCGATACCTCTTTCGAGAGCATCAGAAAGATGAGGAAGGGTAATCGTCAAGAACGAAAGCCCCTAGTGTTCACAACGATCTGCAACGCGTTGCAGATCGCGTTCTACGGACAAGTCTAGGTCTATACTCAATTGCTTGAGTACAGCCTGGACGAGCATGGTCGGTCTTTTCACTACTACCTCCTTTAAAGTGAGGAAGTAGGACCGTCTAGTGCAAACTCCGCTATCGGAAGCTACACCGTACTATCCTTGTCCGGTTTAAGTGACCGGAGAAAAGCAAGGAAAGTCGGGAGAAAACCGAGAACGGCGCCCACAATTCTTTCGAATCGTGACTGCGCCGCCATCAGAATTCTCCCCCGAGGACCTTTAGCTGGTTGGCATTAGTTAGCCAACCCTTCAGGGCCTCAACGAGGTAGCCGATCTCAGCATCCGTGAATACGCCAGAGCGTGGCTCGTCAATGACGAGATACACGCTGACGCCGGATTCCGCATTCACTGCGGAAATCGGATCGGCCGCAATTTTGGTTTGGCCGAGACGGACTTCACGACGAAACCGCTTAGCAGAAACATTCTGCTT